AGAGACATCAATCGTCACGATGTACGGAATCTCTAAGCCGGTCTCGCGGCCATTAATCTTATGCTCAAAACCTGAAATCTCAAGCTCGCAATAGCATTCGTAAATCTCACGATCACGATCATGCGGATCGGAAGACTCAGGCTGAATGCCCTGAACAGAGCTTTCCTCTCGATCCAAGCTGTTAAGCTTCGGCGCGTTTGGCGCACTCAAATCAATGTCTCGATACACGCCCAGAATCTGCATGCGCTTCACAATCGATGGGCGCATCATGATTCGTTGGGTGACTCGCTTGGCGCTTGCCAAGTCGATAGCAGAGTTATTCACAATCAAGTCGTTTGCGTCAACGGTCTCTGAAACAGGACGATTGCGAATCGGGCAATAATAAACTTTCTTAAACGAAGAACCGCCAAAGCCCAGCATCAGCAGCATTCGGTCTGTGTCTGGGTAGTATTCAGACGCAACCGTAGTCAAGTAGTGATTCAAGTCGCGCTCTAAGCAATGAGCGTCTTCGTCTTCCTGCAAGATCGCGTTGTTATCGTCATTGCGAATCTTCACAGGCCCGTCAGTCGGCAACAACTCAGATCGAGCATTCGCCTGAAAACGCAACACCGCTTCCAAAAGTAAGGGGTGGCGAACCTTCGACATGCCCTCGACTGGAGCTCCATCGGATGCACCTTGCAGACCGGGTATTTCTATCTTCAGTCCCAACAGCTTCACGCCGTTGGTTCGGTCTTCAATCCAATCGTTTCGGCTTCTGATGTCAGCATCGATTCCGCGCAACATCTCTTCGGCGATGCGCGACAACTCATCGTCTGGGATTTCATCAACAAGGTTAGCATACCAATCGGTATCCTTCTCCTTGCGAGACTCGCCCAAAGGACGACCATCCAGAGAGACTGTGACAGACCCGTCTCCGTGTTCAATCTTGATAATGTTTCCTTTGTCATCAATGTCAGGGATGTCTCCGCCCTCTTCCGCCATCTCAACAATAATGTCTTCATCAGGCAATGCAACGCCCTCCTCTTCAGGAGCTTGTTGTCGCAAATTAGGCATCAGACCTTGCGTCATGGCCATGCAAATCACCCTTCCTTGTTAACAGCGCGGAGACTTTCCATCTCCTTAACGAACCGATCTATCCCTTCTTGGGCTGCATTATTATCAGTTTTCGCCTCAATTGTATAGGTTCGGCGGTAACAAAATGGCGGCTCACCCCAAACCTCAACCGACCACACGGGAATCGGACCATCCTCCAACAAATCGACAATCGCTGAAACCAACACTCTTTCATTCATGGCACTAATTTCCTTTATGCTGGGTAGAGAGGAGCATCCTGTCCTCGTGGGTAAATCTTCTTCGACTCAATCTCAGCGGCGCGCTCAGGAGCACGACTCAACAGTCCAAGCTCGCGCAAGTGCTTCAACCCCATCGAGCAGGTGTCCACCAAGTCATCGTGCTTGCCCTTCGGGAACTGGCCAACTTGCGTGATCACCATGTCAGCCCAAGCCCGATCCGGCGCGTAAACCGTGCCGTCAGCAAAGATATGCTGAACAGCGTACAGACGCGACAGCTTATCCATCGACTTCGGATCCGACAACTGAATGGCGTACTTCTCGTTGTTATAAACTCGGCGCAACTCTTGGGATACAGAAATTCCTGCCGCTTTGTTCTCCACCAGCAGCTTATCGACCTTAAGCAGGCGGCAAGTGTCGGCAACCTTCCCAAGCAGCTCATGGAAAGCCAGACGCTCAGACCACGCATGCATCAGCATCACCTTGGGCGCGCCGTCAGCATAAGTACGGTCAACATACATCGGTCTGCCGTCCGCTCCCAGAACCCGACTGTTCTGCGCCACTGTATCTGAGCTAAACACGCCCCAAACCGTCATGGCGGACGGGTCGTTCTCCGTCTTCATCGTGTAAGCCGTATCCAAGCAGGCAATAATGAAATCCATCGGCGGAAAAGTGCTATCAGGCCATAATTGCCACCAGTCACGCTTGATCACACCGCCGCCTGCAGGCTCAGGTCGCTGCTGAAGCTGTCCGGCAGAAGCAAAAGGACCCAAAGACCGCTCCAGAGCCTTAACCTCGTCCTCGCCAAAACGCTCAGGCCACATCAGATCATTGGGCACAGCCCGTGGGTCTTTCCAGCCAATCGGCGTGATGTAAGAGCGCTCAGGCTCGTACCGCATCGGCAAGCACAAATGCGTCCACTGATCGGACTCTTTCGACAGAATATGGCCGGTCAGATCGTCCTCAGCCAGCCTTTGCTGAATGATGATGTAAGCACCCGTCTTCGGATCGTTCAAACGGGTAGACATCGTTCCATCCCACCAGTCCTTCGTAGCCTCAATGGTCGCTTCCGAAAAGGCCTCGTTGGCGGCGTTGGGATCGTCCACCACGATGATCGAACCACCTTCACCCGTCACCGCCGCGCCAATCGATGTGATCAGACGCTCGCCGCCCTTGTCGTTGCTAAAACGGGACTTGGTGTTTTGGTCGCTCGTTAGCTTAAAACGATCTCCAAACATCTTCTGATACCAGCCAGACTCAATCAGCCTCCGACACTTCACGCTGTCTCTCAACGACAGCTGGTTGGCGTAAGAGTCATGCAAGAAAGCAGTTTGCGGACCTGAGGTTGGGCTAATCCTTCTTTGAATCCAGCACCAAGCAGGCAAAGCAACCGAGGTAATTGAGCTCTTACCCATGCGCGGCGGGATGTTAATTATTAAACGCCTAATCTCGCCGTCAATAACAGCTTGCAAATGTTCTGCGACAGCTTCAATTGGCCATCCGTCTTTCCACGGGCTAGGATCGATGTACTTCCAAGCCTGCCTCAAGAACTCGTACAAGCTTTCCTCGCAATCAGCCCGATCAAGCTCCAGTAACTGCTCATCTGGATCGACCATCATCCCATTTATCTTGATAGCCATTATTCTTCCTCGCCTTCGTCATCCCCCTGATCAACCTCTCCTACGTCCTCTTCCTGCGCGTCATAGCCAATCGTCAGATGGTCAGACTTGCCCTGAGCCGCCATCATAATCTCGCGCAAATGCTGGCGCTGCTCAAAAGACAGCTTGTTAACGTCAATCGTCCTCGATGCCGTAATCGTGTTGGGCATCTGGCCATTACCATCTTTGGCAGTAGGCGTGCCCATAATGTTCTGATGCGCTCGCATGACATACATGGCAGCTTTTACCATGTCCTTGTGATTCGGGTCCAGCGCCACGTTGAACATCGATGTCAGCACCTTGGCCTTTAACTCGGTCGTGCCGTGCTGCAACTCCGCTCGGTAATGCTTGATCAGCGTTGGGCGGCTAATCTGTAACAGGCTGGCCATCACCTCGTGCGTAATCCCCATCTCGCAAAACATCTTCACCTGATTGCGAGTCAGATCGGTCGGTTCGTGATGCGGCCGTCCGCTCGTCTCTTTCACATATTGCCTAATCCTCGGTTTTGGAATCTTCTTTGGCTTCTTGCGCTTAGGCGGCAATAATGACCCCTTTAGAATCTGCGTAGCCTCAGCTACGGCCTCGTTCGGCTCCTCCGATACAAAGGTTTCGCTGGGCGGCATAAGTCCTGTCGGCGTTTGATTTTCATCTTGCATATATACGTTTTCCTATAGCGCTCGTATGTCATTCGCATATTTAACATTTTATCCAACGCAACGCAAAATTATTTGGCGATTTTGTTTTTCGCTACCCCCCATGCGTTTTTTAAAGCAAGGGGTAGGGGGTGTTCGGGAAACGGTAAGTCGAATTTATGTCGATTTGGGGCAGATCCACCCCTACACGGTCGAGACCCCGACCCCCAAAAAAGGGGGTGGGAGGGGGTCAAATTGCACCGCAACATAGTTATCCACATATCCACAGGATATTCACAGCTTATCCACAGGTTATCCACAGGGTTATCCACAGCGCACCGCAGCATCGTATCAAATCGATACGAGTTCGCCATGATGCGCTGCGCGCGCCAAGGCAGTTCGGCGCTGCCGCGGTGCGCGCGCCAAGGCAGTTCGGCGCTGCCGCCCACAGGCAATGATCATGCCGACTTTACATAATCTACCTTACGCGACATGTACGCTTGCGTTACGCGCGCAAGTGCTTGATTGCATTAAATTAAGTTATCCACATTTAATCCACAGGCGCGCTAAAAGTTATCCACATTCTATCCACAGGCTGATCGCGTTATGCATACGAATGCATCACCCTAATTAGGGTGATTAATCGCCCTAATTAGGGTGAAAGTTAAAAAGGGATCGGATCATCGTGGAATGGCTCGTTGCTGATCGCGTCAGGATCCTGCAGAGCCTTACCAGCCGACTGCGCGACTCTGCCCATCTCTCGCGCCCATGACGAGCGAAACTCGTCTGGTCGCTCGCTGATGAGCTTTGCCAGCTGATCGATGGTGTACACGATCCGGCCATGCTGCGTGGGCGGTAGCACCGCCACTTGCATCGCGCTATGCAGGATCGTGAGTATCTCGCCGGTCGGCATTGGGCATTCGACCCAATGCGCCTGGCGAGGCGCTTTAACCGCGCTGGCGTGCGCGTCCAGCGCAGCCCACGCGCGCGCCATGCGCTTGCACTGCTCAAGCACGACCGAGCCATCGTCTTGTTGCAGCGCCGCAACAACCTTGTCGCGCTGCCGGTCGAACTTCTCGCGCAGAGAGACCTCGCATAACAGCCGTAAACGCCCTTCCTGCCATTTTGCGTTCATAGCGTCCTCCAGATCGTCCAGAGCCGTGATCGCCTTCCTGACGGCCTCGTAGAGCCTAGAATCGCCTGCCCATTTGGGGTGCTTATTTTGTCTCAAATAATTGGACATTACCTTAAGCAGCATTTTCTTCCTCCTCTGCCATGCGCTCCAAAATTTTAGCTTTAGCCCATTCAAACATCCTTGGATAGTATTCAATCAATTTTGGAACATCGGGATGATTGCCGATTGACTGTGTACTGATCCGCCAGCTGAGATGCCACAAGCGCTTTGGTCCGCGCTTCTGGCGAAACAGCTTGAAGTTCCGCCAGTCTCCGAAGCTTGTATCTGCGACAAACACGAGCAGCCATTCCCTGTTGCTAGCAATATCGATTTCGCCCTTGCGTTTAAGCAGTCGCATTCCGCCGACAATGCGAACATCGTCATCAGCCGTTAATTTTCTGCGAGCCATCAAATCCTCCTAAATACCGCGCTAGCGCGAGCGTAGCGTCAGCGTAGCGAGCGCGC